CATCCACCACACTACAATAAAGCAGGAATAGAATGTATTGATGCAATCGAAGCTATGGCAGAAGAAGGCTTTGAGTATTATTTGCAAGGTAATATTATGAAATACCTTTGGAGATACAGGTATAAGAATGGTGTTGAAGATTTAAATAAAGCACAATGGTATCTCAAAAAACTAATAGACATAGTAGAAAATGATAAAAGTAAAAATGATGTTGACATTGGATGTTGACGAAGAAGAATATCCTGTTCCCTCTGACGGAGATGTAAGAGAAGACTTTGAGGAATATGTTATGGAGTTGTTTTACGATATAGATGGAGTTAAAGTAAAACAAGTTAAAGTATTAATGGAGACCTAAATGAGAAACTATTTACCAACAGACTATCAAAATTTTATTGCATTATCTCGTTATGCAAGATGGAAAGAAGACGAACAAAGAAGAGAAACATGGGTAGAAACTGTGGATAGATACTTTGACTATATGGATGACCATCTACAAAAGAATCATAATTATACCATTACGAAAGCACTAAAAGAAAAGTTATCTACTGCTATTATGTCTTTGGGTATTATGCCAAGTATGAGAGCCTTAATGACATCAGGGGTGGCATTAGACAGATGCCATGTTGCAGGGTACAACTGTAGTTATATACCTGTTGATAGTCCTCGTAGCTTTGATGAATGTATGTATATTCTTATGTGTGGCACAGGTGTTGGTTTCTCTGTTGAAAGAGAGAATGTAGATAAACTGCCTATAGTTAACGAGCATTTTGAAAGAAGCACGACTACAATCAAAGTAGATGATAGCAGACAGGGTTGGGCAAAAGCACTGAGAGAGCTTATTGCTATGTTATATGTTGGACAAATACCTACATGGGATGTCTCACAGGTTAGACCTGCAGGAGCTAGACTAAAAACATTTGGTGGCAGGGCATCAGGACCTGCTCCTCTTGAAGAGTTATTTCAGTTTTGCATAGAAAAGTTTACAGGTGCAAAGGGCAGACGTTTGTTTCCTATTGAATGCCATGATATCATGTGCAAGATAGGTGAAGTTGTTGTTGTTGGTGGTGTCAGACGTTCTGCCCTTATCTCTTTGTCTAACTTAGGCGATGACCAAATGCGTCATGCTAAATCAGGGCAATGGTGGGAGAATGAAGGACAGAGAGCACTAGCTAATAACTCTGTAGCATTCAAAGGGAAGCCTGAGATGGGTACGTTTATGAGAGAGTGGACATCATTATATGAATCTAAATCAGGGGAGCGTGGTATCTTTAACAGACAGGCTGCCAAAGTAAAAGCACTTGAGAATGGCAGAAGAAGTGCTGACCATTACTTTGGTTGTAATCCATGTAGTGAGATTATACTTAGACCATATCAGTTTTGTAATTTAACTGAAGTTGTTTGCAGAGAAACAGATGATATAGAGACATTAAAAGATAAAGTTAGATTAGCTACTATTCTTGGCACGTTTCAATCTACACTCACTAGATTTAAGTATCTGAGAAAGGTATGGAAAGATAACACAGAAGAAGAAAGATTATTAGGTGTATCACTAACAGGCATACTTGATTGCCCTGTTGTATCTCCTGACAATAGTAATTTAGAATCTAATTTAGAAATGTTGAGAGCAGTAGCAGTAGAGACCAACAAAAAGATTGCTAAAGATTTAGGTATACCACAGTCAACTGCCATAACCTGTATTAAGCCATCAGGAACAGTGTCGCAGTTAGTTGACAGTGCAAGTGGTATTCATGCAAGGCATAGCGATTATTACATTAGAACTGTACGTGGAGATAACAAAGACCCTCTCACACAGTTTATGAAAGACGTAGGTATTCCTGCAGAGCCTGATGTTATGAAACCTGATAGCACAACTGTGTTTAGTTTTCCTATGAAATCACCATCAGGTGCTGTCACTAGAACTGAGATGACTGCCATAGAACAGTTAGACTATTGGTTATTATTTCAAAGACATTGGTGTGAGCATAAACCATCTGTGACTATATCTGTCAAAGAGCATGAGTGGATGCGAGTTGGTGCATGGGTATATGATAACTTTGACGAGGTGTCAGGCATATCTTTTCTACCTTTTAGTGAGCATACATACAAACAAGCTCCCTATCAGGATATAAATGAAGAGGAGTACACATCATTCATGGAGAAGATGCCTAACCACATTAATTGGTCTCTTCTAAAAGAATATGAGAAGGAAGACACTACGATAGGCAGTAAAGAGTTAGCTTGTACTGCAGGTGTCTGTGAGATGGTTGATATAGAAGCTAGTTAATGTTTGAAGGAACAGAGATAGTATGGTGGCAATGGTGGTTGCTTATTGCTATTACTATAAACACAACTATAAATTTAATTGTTTTCTTTAAAGGTAGAAAACTACATAGGGGGAAGAAATAATGCAACATTTAGAGCCTACTGCAGAAGATAGGAAGAAGTTTGATATTGACCTAAAGTATGGGCAGGTCAGAGAAAAGTATGTAGCAGATATGTTGCAGGACAAAAAGATTGAGGTCAAGAGTGAAAGGGATATGTGGCAGAGAACAGGTAACATAGCTATTGAGTATGAAAGTTATGGCAAACCTAGTGGCATAAATGCAACAGAAGCTGACTTTTGGTTTCATAATCTGTGTGTAGGTGACGATGTTTTTTGCACATTGGTATTTAATGTTGATAATCTTAAAAAACTTATTGACAAACTAGACTACAAAAGGTCGGTGTCAGGGGGAGACAACAATGCATCAAAGATGTATTTGTTAAATATACAAAAACTGTTTTCTTCTGATGTAATTAAAACATTTAAAGGAGAATAAAGTGAGAGAAATGTTATTATCAGCTTTGAAATCATATTATGTAGGGCATATAAATAAACATATCGCTAACGTAGAGATATATTTAAGCAGGTCTACAGGTATTGGGGAGCACTCAGATATAATAGAAGCTATGGATAAAGAGATAGGAGAGATTGGTAAGTATGATGACAGATTATCAATGATAATGAAATATCTTGAAAGAAGGCAGATTGATGACAAAAAAGAAGAGAAATCCAAATCTAAATAAGTATGATGCACCTCTGCGTATTCAGTTTGAGAGAGGTGTAAATGCTTTCAGGGGTAAACAGTACATACAAAACTTAGGTAAGAAAGGAACTAAGATAATATCTACAGTAAGTCCTTACAATCAAAATACTATGCAACACAGAGAGTGGCAAAGAGGATACAACTTTGCATATTATAAGAACTTGGAGAAGTTAAAACGTGAGGAAACTAGAGGAAGAAGCAAAGAAGTTCATGCAGTCTAAAAACAAAAGCATGATAACTGCTGACGAATATCAGAACAAAGCAAAGGCAACTGCAATCTATCCTAAGAAAGATGCGTTGCCTTACCTTGTTTTGGGTCTCACTAGTGAGGCAGGAGAGGTAGCAGGGAAAGCAAAGAAATTAATTCGTGATGGCACAGAATCAGATTTAGCATCAGAGATTGGCGATGTGTTATGGTATTGTGCCATGTTAGCTACAGAGCTAAATGTTAGTCTTGGTAAACTTATGGAGAATAACTTAGATAAGTTATACAACAGAAAGAAGAGAGGAACATTACAGGGTTCAGGGGATAGTCGTTAGATTAATTACCTCTAAATATTTGTTTATATCCTTTTGTTCCCTGTTCAGGGTCTCCTTTAGCTATTATATTTAGTCTTTTTAAATCTTTAAAGTCTGATAGAACAGGCTCTTTATTGTATCTAGTTAAAAAGTCTGCTAACGCTGTTCTTCTTAAATCTTTACCAAGTCTTCTGAATTGTAAAAGTTGTCTAGCATATTCATCAGACTGCATTTTACCCAATCCCTTTTTAGATATATTGGCTTTTTCTTTTCTCATCTGTTCATTTATGAAAGTTTTTACAAAAGCGTTTATATAGGATTGCTCAGTAGGATATTTGTTTTTAACTGCATCTCCTGCGTTTCTATACTTTTTTATTAATCTGTCTTCGTAGTTTTGTGCTGCTTTTATTACTTCAGGCAATATCATTTTTAGTAATTTATTTTCTGCTCTTTGCACACTAGGAACTGCTGACTTGCTACCAAACTTATAATCTTTATATCCTAATCTCGCTAAATACTCACCCTCTTCACTATCTCTTGTTGATAGATTTAATCCTAATAAAACACGTGACATTGGACTAACTCTTTTTTTATCATCAGAAAACATAAATTCACGTTTGGGTGCTGCCTCTTCTTCTTCAGGTGATACAGTGAATCCTCTTTGTCTAAATGGTTTTTCTAAAGATTTTACAGCAGAGTCACTAGCTTGTAGAGTAGGGTCTTCTCTTAAATCTTTGTATTCCAAACCTCTAACACCTACTGCTCTTTGAGCTTCTATTATCTGTGCAAATGGTACAAACCAACTAGCCAAATACTCACCAACAGGACCTGCTAAACCCTCTGCCCCTTTTTGTTCTGCTGAAACATCGGTTGAAGCTATTATATCTGCTATGTCTTGAAAGATACTTTGCCCTACACCAGTTCTTAAATTAGTACCCACAAATGTCTCTAAAAATTCTTTAGGGTCAAAGAAATCTTCAAATGTTCCTTCTAGGTATCTTCTACCTGCTTCCCCTAAATATAAAAACTGTCTCATAGGAAACTGTGGTGTTGTGTCCATTTCAGTATTATCGTCTAGTCTTAACTTTTTAAAATCAGGTGGTGCATCCTCAGAGCTTCTATACTGATATGCACCAAGCATTGTTGCTGCACCTATTAAATTACGTGATATTCTTTGTCTGTCTTTAGGTGTTAATTTACCCTTGCCCACTTTGCCAAGAGTTACTATATTTGCTATTTTACGAGTTAATGGTATAGATGCACCACCCATATATTGACCCATAAGTTCCATACTATTAAACATAAATCTTGGGAATGGTGCTACAACAGTTAAGCCATTTCTTACTATAAAAGAGGATATATTTCTAAACATAGGAATGTCAGGTTGTTTAGCGTAAGTAACATCTAATGCTTTTTGTGTAGAGTCTGCCACTAAATCTATAAAAGAACGAGCACCTGCAGGTCGAACACTACCTGCATCGTTTAGTAAATCACGTATTTTACCTTGATTTAAAGCATCAATGAAATCTATATTATACTCTCTTTTAACTAAGCGTTCTAACTCGCCTAAAAAAGCACCACGTCTGACTAAAAATTCTTGCCACCTGTTAGGTATGTTAAGAGCCATTACAGCGTCTTCACCCTCAGATAAGACTTTATCTATGACACCCCCTTTTCCTCTGCCTGTAGAAATCATTATTTCGTTTATGTTGTCAAATAATAGTCTATACTGTCCTTGTAACTCAGGTCTTTCTAATATAAAATCAACAACCTCTTTTGTTTCTTTTGGGTTGTTAAACATATATTTCATATGTCTAAAACTATCTTTCCAATTATTTAAAGAGGCTAAACTTTTAGCACCAGATATTGCACCTTCGTTGGATAAGTTGTATAGAGCAGTATCTATAACATTGCCAAATCCCTCCAATGGTGCTCTTATACCTGCAGACGTTAAGTTACGAGCAGCAGTTGCTATTTGGGATACCAAGCCACCTCTTCTTATATTCTCTATTCTCATTATAGTATTACGGATAGTGTCTTGATTTTTTATAGTTGCAGCCTGTTGCATAGCAACCATTTCATTTACAGGTCTTGCTCTTTTTATCTGAGATAATTTATTTAATACTTTACCTGCAGTAGAGCCTGAACCCACCACAGTTAATACGTAATCCTCAAAAGATATATCATACTTGTTTAACATATCTATAAGCTCATCACCTGCAATTAATTTTTTGTTTACAGTGAGGTCAAACAAATTATCAATAATCGTTTTATTATTATTAAACGCTTGAGGATTAGCTTTTTTAAGGTCACTAGCTACTGCAACAATACCATCAAATTTATCTGGTTTAAGTATAGGTTGAAACAAAGTATCACCTTGCCCAAAAAGCACAGCATTTTCACTTATATCTGCACCTAGTACCTCTTCTTTCACTTTATCAAATAAAGTAGTTCCTTTTGATTGTACTAAATCTTCTGCAGTTTCGTTTCCTACTTCTCTAGCTAAATTATAGTCTATTTTTTTGTTACCTGCCTCATCAGTTGTTGATATAGTTGTTTTAGTTTTGTCTTCAAACTCTTTAATAAGTTGATTAGATATTTCTTTATTTTCTTCAGCGACTTTTTTAGCTGCATCCTTTTTCTCCTGTATTTGTTGTGCTGTAGCACCTTTCATTTTGTTTACGTTTAATGTTCTATTCCATGCTTTTTCTGCTTTCTTTTTATTTTTAGCTAACTCATTCGCTAGTTTTCTAGCTATTCTAGCATTTGCAGCAGGTAGTTTAGTAACATTGCCTAATACTGGCAATGTCTCTGAAAACCTTAATCCTGCCAGAGTTCCTCTGCCTATCTCACTAGCAAATTCTTTTGGACTTTTTTTAATTATACTATTGTATTGTTCAGGAAAAGCCTCTTGTGTTTCTTTAGCTACTTTTTCTATTATGTCTTGATATCCTGCACCTACGTAAGACACACCTTTGCCCAAAGCATTTATTATGCTGTACCCTGTAGAGCCTGTTATACCTAAAAACTTTTTCATAAGATTGACGCTACCATCAGGATTTTTATCAGGCATGGCATCTACCATTTCATTTATGAACTTATCTTCTTCTTTGGCAGTCATTTCAGGAACATCAAAGTCTTCTGAAACTTTTGTTACTCTCCTAAAGTCTTCAGCTTGTTTTGCATTTTCTTTTTGTATTTCAACAGAGTTAGTTTCTGTATTATAAGTAAATCCAAAAGGAGTGTCATCTGATTTTGTGCTTACGTGTCCACTAACAACTTCTTCATCTCCACCCGGCACAGGAGAAACTGCAGATATAATACCTATATCTTGTGCAGCATCTACGTCTACAAGTTGTCCATCTTTAAATAGTTCAGGGTATTTTTCTTTGTAAAGAGTATACAAAGTGTCTTGACTAGGTGGGATATTCTTTTCGGCTTCTGCCTTTGTTTCGTGTTCTTCAGGCACATCACCTGACACGTATTCTGTTAAGTCTGTGTTAACATCCATTTGCACTGGTGCATTAATCATCTCATCAAAGGTAGATGATTTATTTTTTGTTACAAAAATATCATCTTTGTTGTCTTCCACATCTTTTTCAGTTACAGATGTAGGAGCATTTATTAATGCATCAAAATCCACTTTTTGGGTCATCTTATAAGAATCCAGTGGCTGTTACTATATAGAATTTATTATTTCCTAAATTCACTAAATCACCTGCATTGTATTCATTGTTTAGTATTTTTTCTTGTATTAATTGTTCTGTTGTTTTAGCAGGTTGTCCTTGACTAGCAGGTACAGCAGGTGGAGCAGTATGTATTGTTACATCTAATTTATTCTTTGCATCTGCAGGTAGGTTTGCACTCTTTCTTACCTCTGTTATGTAAGCACTTCTTTCTTGATTAAATATATTAATTTCAGCTTGTAATTTATTATTAAATGTTGTGTCTTCTAGCTCTCCATATGTACTAGCAAGACCTTGCAATGCTCTCTTTTTACCTTCTAACACAGGAACTTCATTACCTTTAAAAGCAAAAGTTAATCCTTTTTCCATGCTATAGTTAACATATTTTTTATCTAAGTTTAATAAATAATTTTGTTTAAATATATTAGTAACACCCTCTTTACTAAAATTAGAAGAGCTACCTGTTGCTTTCTTTTTTAAATTAGCTTCCCTAATCATATTCATTTCTACTATGGCTATCTTTCCTCTAATATCAGCTTTTTTATTTTCATCTGTTTCGTCAAATAATAAATTATTTAATGATATAAGCTCTGATTCAAAAGTAGTTCCGGGTTTTCGTTTGTTATCTTTTTGATATTTTTTGTATGCCAAGAGTTGACTATAGTCTACTTTAGGTGTAGGAACTGCAAACTTATCTTTCTCTGTAGGTAGAGGTGCAGTGCTTTCTACTATCTTACTTATCTGCTCACCTACTTTAGGTTTAAACAAAGCACCATACAAACCTGTAGAAGGAACTTCATCATCAGATACAGGTAATTTACTTATACCTTTTACAAAATTATTTACATAGTCATTTACACTTAAACCTTGAGGTACATTTTCTGTGGCAAAAGGAACAGCTTTCTCTATATCAAAACCTTCAAGAGTTTGAGCACTAGCAGATAAAGTTTTAAAAAACTCTTGCCCACCTGCTATAGTGCCACCACCTGCTTTATATAGCTGTGCTGCTTTATCTATGTCACCATCCACGAGAGAAGCTAAATTAACAAGAACATCTCGTAAATCATCTTTTTCTTTATCCTGTCTTTCTAAAGCTGCTCTTCTACGAGTAACACGATACTGTGCCATGCCATCGATTCGTTCTTGAGTACGTTCCATACTCTTCTTTAAACTTTCATCAACACTTTTAGCTAAACCTGTTACAAATCCTGTAGCAAAACTCATTGCTCTCTCCTAGCCATTAATCCCATAGGTTCTTCTTGTGGTGCTTCCATAGGCTCTTCTTCAATCACCTGCTCTTCTGCACCTTCTTCGTCAAACAACATACCTTCTTTTTGTCTCATCCTTGTTTCTAACTCTGCTCTTACACTATTTAACAGAGTATCTCTTGTTTGACCTTTGTTTGGATTCTCCATACCACTATCATACTTCACACCTGAACTTTCACCCACAAGCATAATCATTTCCATAATGAAAGGCATGACTAACATACCTATGTCAACGCTGTGAACACCATCCATAACACTGCCTAACTGTATTGTATTAGCTAATGTTGTGACAGGCACACCCATCTCTAACACGTCTACGAGTTGGTCTGTAAACTCCTCTGATGACATTCTCTCTAAATAATATTCTATGGCTTCATCTACTGTTGAGTATTGTGGTGGATTTAGCCAAGGTCTACCATTTATTTCTGCTGTTAGTGACTGTCCTGCTATAGGACCATCAAGCAGTGGTTGGTTCAGTTCTGTCATTTTCTAATATCTCTTGTCTTTTTCTACGTAATATGGATACGTGTTTAGCCACACGTTCTGATGGGTTATCTACCCCTGATTCTTTTCTAGCTTTATCAGGCTGACTACGAGCAAGTAATCCACGTGTTGCTTTAACATCTGTGTCCTCACCCTCTTCTACTTTTAAGTTTCTATATAATCTAGTAGGTGCTTCGTTACTTAACCTGCTTGACATTCTAATGCCTTTCCTTTTTCTTTAATCACAAAATCCATAAACTTTTTAGTAACCCATTTCAATATAGGCTTGTTACTTATATAACTAGCATATGCTTCGCCATGCTTTTTGTATAGGTTCTTAAACCATTTAGGTGCTTTGTACTTTATCCACATACGGAATACAAACCAACGTGGGTCACCTTTACCATACACTTCTCTTGCTACCCAACAAAAAGTAGCACCTATATATGCAGAGCCTAATGTTCCAATCAGGCTGCCGATTGCAGTACCTGCAGCAGTTGACTCTCCTCGTTTAGCTACTTCAGTTTGAGTGTCAGCATTTAGGTTGGCGATAGACATATCAGCGTATCTGTTAAGTTCATTCTCAGCAGATGTCCATGCCCATTCCATAGTGTCAGCATAATATTGCCACAAATTGTTGTAGGCTAGATTAGATATGTTTAGTAGATTATTTGCATTTAGCTCGTTGATTCTGTTAGTTGTAGCAGTATCAGCAGTAGCTATCTGTCTTCTCCACTGTGCATTGTTTTGGTCAATGACTAATCTGTTCTGTGCATTGAAAGTATCTCTTTGATTGTTTAGCTCTGCGTTAAATCTCTCTAATACATTTCTTTGCCCGGCATTATATTGTGACTGTGCATTTGCCTGTGTTGCATTAAACTGTGCAGACTGTGTAGCTAAGTTAGCAAAGAATTGGTCTACCTGATTCTGACTAGATGCATTAAACTGTCTACTAGCATTCTGAGCAGCTTGGTCTGTAAACAAACTTTGTACTCTTTGTTGTGCCTTAAACAACTCCACTTGCTGTTGATTACTTAGATTAGCCATGTCTTGTTGTAAAAAGTTCTGTGCATTTTGCACTGCTGCCTGTTGTCTAGCATTTAGATTAGCAGTATCTAAACTAGCAAGAGCAGATGCTTCTGCCATGACCAATGCTTGACTATTAGATAAGTTTTGTAAGTTTACACTATTAGCTATTCTACTATTTTCTAATGCAATCTGTTGTTCTGCAGTAAAGTTTCTGTTAGCTATATCAGCTATACGTGCAGAGTTCTGTACTCTCGCTTGAAACTCTTGGTCAAACTCTTGTCCTATAAAGGCTGCTCTTTGTTGAGCAGATAACATAGCACGTTGCTGTCTATTAGATAAGTTCTGTGCTTCAAATGTAGCTACTGTTCTTGCGTCTGCCTGTGCTATAGGTATTGCTGATTCCATAGCAGCTTGTACGAGTGCCTGTCCTGCAATACTAGATGCACCAAGACCTCTTTGTTGCATAACTGCTTGTACACCTCTGATTGCTCCTGCTGCCCATGAGGGTGGATTTGTTGCATCAAAGTCTGCAGTTAAGGTAGCAAGTTGTCCTGCTACAGTTGCTTTGTCTGTAGGTGTTGCAGTAGCTGCTTCTATTTGTTCTGTAAACGCTTTTGCTTTTTCAGCATTAGCTGTAGGAGAAACTAATTCACCTGCTTGTATTTCTCTTTGTATTGGATTTATTAATTTAGTTACATTACCTTGAGCAGCATTTAAATCACCAACAGTTGATTTAGTTTGTTGTGCAGCCACCACCTGTGCTCTAGGGTCTTGTGTTGCCTGTGCTGCTTGAACTGTGTTTAATGTGTTTGTTACATTTTCAGATGCAGTCTCAGGTGTCATAACATTAGCATCTGTGGCTGTAGGAACTTCTGCCATAGTTGTTGTAGCCAAGGCTGTAGGCACTGCCACTGCACCTGCTACTTGCCCTTGGTTTGTTGGTATAAACTGACCTGCTTCTTGTGTTACACCCACACCCTCTATCTCTGTTCCTTGTGGTAATCCGGGTGTAGACAATCTTTGTGCTGCAACGTCTGTTATATCAGAATCTGTAGATATTTGTTGCGTAGGTATGGGTGCTGTAGGTAAAGGGGTTATCATACCACCTTCTGCCATCTTTCGTGCAGCTTCTTCAAAGACAATCATTTGTCTTTGTTTATCAGGGTTTTGTTGTAGGTAATTATCAAAGTTTACCATATCACCACTGTAACCAAGTCTATTGGCTATCTTCTGCATACCACTTGGTTTAAATCCTGTAAACATTGCCATTATCTACTTCCCATCAATACTTTGTCTAACTTATCTTCTAATCTTCTTAGTGCATCCATCAACTCATGCACATCATCTTTTACATCATCTTTACGTGCATATTCTTCTCGTGTCTTGTTAAGGAGTATCTGTATTCGTTTTACCTCTTGGAACATCTTGTTAAATGCCCAACCGAATGGCACAACGACCATAGTCAGGATTATGTTCCAAAATAACATTGGGTCAATGCTTTCCATGTTAGTCGGCATCCTCTATCTTGTTGCCTTCTTTGACCCATTCTTGGATTGCTTGGTAATGTCTGTTGGCAGAGTCTAGTGGTACAGAATAATTTGTGCCATCTATAACAGCTTTTATGCTAATTATTTCTCCATCAACTTTAAAGTATTGTGCTGTATTAATATTGTATTGTTCTAGATTAATATTCATTTTATAACTCCGAATCAAAATCAAAACTGTCACTAGTAGAAGGAACTTGTAACCATGATGCGTTTCCACTAGAAAAGTAGCTTGATTTTCCTGCATAAAGTCTAAGGTCTTGTGTAGATGAATTGGCTGTATTAATTGATACTGAGTCTACTACAGCATCCCCAGCCACCTTGTAAGCTCTAGGTAAAGAACTATAAGCAATACTAGGTCTAGTTCTCATTTTAGTTGGAAGTCTACACGCACCATAAATGTCATTGTTACTGTATGCCATCATATTACAAATTGGTGAAGTGTGAGCGTTATCACCCACTCGGTAAAAATACCTCTGACACAAAGCTGTTTCTTCTCCAAATGACCTTGACTCAAACGGTGTGTCTTGTGAGCCTACTTCTAGTTGTACTCCAGTCAAATAAAAATTATTATCTGTGCTATCCATAACATTGACTTGACCAACAGTACGATTTGCTTGTGTATTATGCCAAGTATTTGATGTTAAAGTACCTGATGAATATGTAGAACCTGCGAGTAACCACCATTGAACACCTAAACCTATGCCATTGTCATTAGCAAAATTAGTTGTTTGATATCCATCAAAAGTTACCGTTACTTTCTGCCAAGTATTTGCTGAAGAAATTGTATAAGTTTGGTTATTTTGATAATTTGCATCATAATGATATAACTCAATAATATGAGTGCCTGTTTTTGATGACTTTACCCAAAATTGTAATGTTAATTTTTCAGCTTCACTAGTTCCATATTTTAAATGTTGTAAATCTTGTGCTTCTATTTTTGTTCTTATTTGAGCAAAGTCACTTGCAGCCAAACTAGTATCTGCTGTAGTAACATCAACTTGTTGAGAATTAATAAAACCTTGATTTGATGGAACATCAGTACTTTGCTTGAGAGTAACTCTACAAGTTCCTGAAGTAGCAAATTGAAATCTATCACAACCACCATATCCAGTTTGCACAGATGCTGTGTCACCTCTTTGTGCCACTTGCATCGCACCATTGATGATAATATTCCTTCGCCCACCAATCTGACTATTGGTTAGGACTTCACCCATCTTTGCTAATTCTGCTGCTTTGGTCATGTGTTATTCCTTTTGTGCTTCAATAAAAACTTTATAATTAGCCTTCACTGTATCTGTCCACACTGTATTGCATATTGCTTGTACTTCACTAGCTTCTTTGCTTATGTCGGTGTCTGTGTGTGTCCACTGTTTTTTACCATCTGAATCTAAATCAGCTACTTCATCTCCATTTACTTCTTTAGTTTTAAATGTAGATGTGTATGGTGTTAAAACGTGTCTATGAAAACTTCTTGAAAGTTCTACATTGTTTTCTTCAATAATTGTTGCAGTACGAACTTGTATAGACCATGAATTGACTATTTCTATTTTATCATTTTCTATACGTTTTGTTATTGCCATTTTTTTCTCCTTTTATGTAGCTCTATATATAACGAAACCAAAAACTGCAGTTCCATCTTTAAATACATTGTGATTTACCGTCTGTGAAGTTGCTGAAGTAGTCATTCCTGAGAAATATATTGAGGAATTATTAGCGTCAACTCTTGTAGTAAGCACAGTTGCATTTGTATGTATATTAGAAAAAAAAGTAACTGAACCTGACCCACTTGCAGTAGTATTTTTTGAAGTATATGGCAATCCTCCTAATAAATATCTAACTGAACCCCCAAAAGAATTTACACTTACGTTAAAAAATACTTGGACTATTTCCCCAATTTTTGTGTACCAACCAATTCTATTTCCATATGTAGAATTTGCTCCATCAACACTTGGTGTCCATTGCCCCTCTTCATAGTCATCAAACAATTCACTATCTGTTGTAGGAGAATTTTGAGGACCATCTTGAGTTGCACTAAAATCTATACCATTACCACTTGCAACTGCTAAGTTACCATTTGTTAAAGTTATACCTTTTGCAAAAGTTGCCGCACCACCATCTGACATATCAAGTTGAAGGGCAGTTATAGCAACACCACCATCATCACCTTGAAGTTTAATATCCTTATCTTGAACTCCTGCTCTAATTATAAGGTCAGAAGAAGATTGTTTTATGCGACCATAGTCAGTGCCACCATCTTTAAATATTATATCTGACCCATCAGCATCTAATATAATATCTCCTGCTACATCTAATGTTAAGTCACCACTAGACAAATCAATCTCTGTTCCGTCTATAGTTATGTTATCTATGTTGACACCTGCATTAGCAGTGACTGCACCTGTAACTCCAAGTGTACCTGCCATCGTAACATTGCCATCAAACGTGCCACCATCTGCTTTACTTACAGTGTCTGCTACCGAGAACACATCAAACACCACGACCACCACGAGGTCATCTACGGATGCTGCTTGTGCTAGTACGATTGATGTACCACTTGTTGATGTATAGTCTGCGTCACCTAACTTGATACCATTTTGGTACACATCTACAAAGTTACTGTCTTTGTAACTTAAAGATGTACCCTCTGCACCTGCACCACTGAATGTGGTCTGCGATGCTGTAGCAGTGTAGGTGTGAACCCTACGTACTCCATTAGACGGACTGACTCCTATATATGCCATTGTTTATTCCTTTGGGTTATCATCTTTAATCTTCTTAATACGTGCTTTCCAAGCATCAATATCTTTATATATCTCATCTAGTTGGTCACCTATATCACCATAGGCTAATCGTCTAGTATTTCGTACAACATCATTAGC